ATAAATTTGCAAGCTTCTTTAGTTCATCTTGTAATTGTAACGGCAAGCTACCATAAGTCTCAAGTTGTTTACTTAAATCTAAAAACCTTTCATATTGAGTTTCAGTCATACCATGAAACTCTCTATACACTCTATCAATCTTTCTTTGTAGAGTATCAGTCATTGGTTTCTTCTTTAAGTCAGCAATGATCTGTTCATACCTTTTACTAATATCACTATTCATAGGAGATAACTGCTCCCATAAACCATCAATAGCACCCTCTGCTTGCATGTTATCCACTGCATTCTGGGTCTTTCTTATATCTCTTCTAATGTTATTTACTAATGTAGTTAACGGAGAGCTATTAGGTATATTAGCTTGATCCATAGCTCGCTCAAACTCATTAATAAAACCTTCCCAATAGTCTACAATTTTAGAATAGTAGTGAGCTTTATGCATTGCCTCTTGGGTATCTGCATTCTTAGATAAGTCTAGAGTATGGGCACGCATTTTTCCAATAACACTTTCAAGTGTATATAGGGTATTAGCTAATGCATTTACACGGCTTTGTCCTTCTGCTACCTCATCTTGTAACTTCTCAGCTTCTCTTACTACTTTTGTTTGCCATGCTTGTAAGTTACTCTTCATATTTTGAAGATTTTCATTACCAGTCATGTTCATTACAATCTTAGCTAACTCATCATAATTCTTATTTTTAATCAGCATATTAATCTGATTATTTAGAATATCATAGAAATTATTGATTATAGATTGTATTTCTTCCTTATCAACATACTGTAAATCTTTTGTGAGAGCATCAATAGTTTGCCTATTATATGCTACTACATCTTCATTAGCAATAAGTTCTTTATTTAATTTTAAGATCTCTCCTTTACTTAGTATATCAGCTAACTCCCCCAGAGTAGTCTCAGGAGATATTCTAGATACGGACAGATCCTTACCAAAAATTCTGCGTAAAGCTTGTTTAATTGCGTATAAGATGTTATTGATTGCTTTACTAAAAGCTGAGGTAGTCTTTTCATTCTTTATTTTATTTGCTCTTGCTTTTTCTAAAGCTTTAACAATAACTTCTTCTTTAAATAGATCTGATTCTGGGGTTAGATTCTTATAGTTTGCTGTTACCTCTTCTATAATACCACGGCCTTCTTCTGTTTCTAGTACTTGACTATATAGATTATCAAATAGTTGCCTGTTCTGCTTAGCTAAACTTCTTACAAGCGGATGAGCAAACTCATGAAAGACTAAGTCAGTAGTTAACCTATCAGAGATAAAATAAACTTTATCTCCAAAAAAGAATGCTGGTTCACCAGACCATGGGTTTTCCGCATCTTTTGTGATCTCTTTAGCCTCGTTAGGCGTAAGCATTTCATAATCAATACCAAGCGCGTAGCTAAGTTTATCCGCAAATTCAGTAGCTCTATCTTGCTTTATTGAATCTTTGTTAAGTTCTACATTATACTTTAAACCATACTCTTCATATAGGTCTTGATAATTCTCATCAGCTAATCTAATTGTGATAGGTTGATTATCTCTTTCATTAATCTTTTGTAAGATCTCTTCAGGAGTTCTTATTGTACCAGATTCAAAGTAATCTTTATATGCTTGAAAAGTACCTATGTTAGGATTATCTACTAACGCTTTCCATTCTGGGCTATTTACATTTGGACAACTAGACATAATTATAATTTACATTTTTTCATTAGATCTCTGACTGCTTCATCATTTAACTCTTTAATTTCAACATCACTTATTTGTTGAGCAGACTGTACCGCAAGTAATCCTGGTTGTACACCTGAAACATTAAGTTCTAAATATCCAGGGTTTAAATAATTAAAGTTTTCAAACAGTTGTTTAGACAAATATAAGAAAGTTTGTGGAGCAAACATTTTTCCATTTCTATCCTTTGATAATAAATTTTGACCATAACCTTCTTGAGCAAACTTTAATGTTTGACCATCTTTTTCAGCTTGTATCATTTCTTCTATATCAGCATCTATTCTAGATTGAATTTCAGGATCTATGGAATTTACACCATTCTCTACTAAATCTTTTATTTTATCATTTTGTACACCACCAGCTTTAGGATTTACTTGATATCTCATGTTAGTTCTTAAACCAATAGTATTTGCAAGACCAGCGTCATTTATCTTCTTATCTGCTATATTTTGAATTGAGCTACCTGTACCGCCTTCATTCATGATTGCTCCATTAAATACATAAGTATTATTAGTATTATTTTTCATAATAATAATTTCTCTATCTGTAGATACAACACTACTATAAGTATCTTCTGCTTCAGTGTATTTACCTTCTTGTTCTGTACCTAATCCAAATAGTAAACGGGTAAACATATCAGCTAATGAAGTGTCTTGTAAACCATCGTCAGCCAAAATAGCTTCAATGCTATAATTTTTACCTCTACCAGTCAATGCTCTTTGCGAACTATTTGCTGCAAACTTTAAAAGATATTGCTCTAGTAATTTAGAATCCTTACTTTCTAAGGCATTTATAGCTCTAGTGTAAGCAGGGCCCATAACATTCATAAAGTCTTCTACAGGTACGATACTTGTTAATGAATAAGTAGTTTTAGTATTTAAACCACTTTGCAGATAAGCAACCATAGGAAATTGACTAAAATAATTTGTTATGTAAGCTATATCAGCTTCTGTCATATTTGGAAATGTTTCTTCTAAGTACTTAGAGTCTGTTAGATTAACTAAGTTCTCATACAATACATTCTTTTCATCACTAGTAAGTTTATTACTATTTAACTTAAGATTCTTTCTACCAGTAGCAAGGTTTTCACTGTACTCCAACGCACTCATAATAGAAAACTCTGCACTTAACTGAGGATATAATTCTTTTAATTGTATAAACCTAGTAGCATAACTATAAAGACCTTTGAATGTGTGATAGTTATTAAAGGTTTTTTCAAATGCTTTATTTCTTAAGTAAACTTCTGTAGCAGTTTTTACACGGCTTGTAGGATCTTTTATACCTCGTTCTGTAGTCATCTTAAGAAAATTCTTAAAGTCTATATCATATTGTAATTCATTCGTATTAAGTTTAGATCTTAACACTTCTCTTTCAACTACAAACTGATAATATTGAGACTCAGTATCAAACATTGCACTTACTATTGGTGCTAACTTTTGTTTTGCGTATATATCTTTAAGATGTGTAGGCTGACCAGTTTTTAGCATCTTATATTGATCTTTTAAGTCTTGCTTACTAATAAAAAGTTTACCATCTTTAACAGCTGCTCCATACTTCAATGATGTTACATCAGTTATTTCATCTACTGGTAATCCTTTATACTCCTCAAGATTATTGATATCAAAGCTATTCATTTCATTTTGTAGTATGAAAGAAATAAATTCATTTTTAAAATCAGCAGCAAAAGCTTCTTTGTTAGGCCATGCGCTTCTTGCAACATCGTTTATATTAATATTATCAATAAAATCATTTATAACAGGATGATTTCTTAATGGAAACAGTCTACCTAACAACTCCACTTGAAAAGGTTGTACAAAGAAACTACCAATTGGAGAATCTGAAATTAGATTATCTATTATAGATGTAGGAAAACGGTTGTCAGCTCTTAAACCATCTTTCATTTTAATACGGCTTTGTGCTTCATATAAACTTTGATCTACACTAGTATCAACATTCATTTTCATCTTGATATCACGGACAGCTTTACCCATATTTTCTAGTTCAATAAAATGCAAGAAAGCTTTTCTGTCATTCTCAGTAATTATATAATCCTCTGTCATACCCTCTTTAGCACTCTTTTCTAATTCTTTAAGATCAAACTGTTCATTAACCTGTTCAAAAGCAGCTTGTTTTACAGTACCCATTATATTCATACCTTTTAACTGATCTGAAGAAAAGTTAAATCCAAATGTAGAATCTTTTAATATATTACTTAATGCTTGTGATCTAAAGTAGCTTGGATTAGAAGGTGCTTTATTAGGTCCTAATGCTTTTGCAAATGTACTTTTGGATTTCTTTTGTTCTTTTACATAGGCTCTAACTATAGGATTAGCAGCAAAGTATACCGCAGTGTCAACAGGAACACCAGCTTGTACCATAAATAGTAAAGTTGGAGCAACCTCTTTATTACCTTGTATATTAAATATCCAAGTATCTTTTGCAATATCTACCCAACCATTAATCATTTGATTAATTATATCTGATATAGATTGATCAGTACCTTTACTAGTTAGACTTGATAATGATATAGCAGTGCCATCTTTAGTTTCAATGGTATTATGAGGTAAGAAAAGTTTTTGCCTGCTATATTGTTTTAATGCATCTTTTTGCTCAGGAGTTCTTTCAGAAGGAAGAGTGCTTAGTATATCTGAATACTCTTGATCTGTTACACCGGTAGTAGGATTCATATATGCACCTATACGGTTAAATAAGGTGTTATAAGTATTATCAACGGCACCTAAACCAAGTGTACTCTTACCTACAGCATTCTCCGCATGTTTCCTTAAATTATATGGTATCGTAAGAATATCAGTAGCAGAGAATGGTTTTTTATTCAATTTAAGTTGTTCAGATAAACCACCCTCTTCTGTAAATAATTCTGTACTATTTGGAGTTGTTAAGGCTTTACGGTTAACAGGTAACTGTAATATATCTATAAGGTTTGTTATTAATGTATTTTGTAAACCTTTTCTAGTATTACCTGTATCATAAATAATTTCAGTTGATGCATTATCAGCTATGATATCTGCTATTTGTCTATCTTCTTCAGTTAATCTATAAGTACGCTCTCCATCTTTAACAGCATCAAGAATAATGTTCACATTATCTCTACTAAAATCTAATTCAGGATTCTGTCTACTCAAACCTCTTAAGAAGTTGTTAGTTAGGTTAGCTCTCTTAACACGTCTAGTTATATTAGGCATCATGACAGTCATTTTATCAACGTCAAAGTCAGCACCAGACTTAGCTACAATTTCAGAAGGAGCAACAATAATACCACCTGCTTCAGCTGGTAGGAACTCATAAACTTCCATAAACTCCATTGAGTTAAGACCCTGTACTGGTATCCTAACACCTGTCATGGTAATCATTTTACGGTTGTTATCTTTATTGAGCCACTCCTCATTTTTAATCATTTGGTTTAAAGTATCAATATCACCTATAACATTACCATCTAAATCTTCAAGTTCAAGTAAGTTTATAAAGTCTCCTTGTAATGCTACTTTAACTTTCATAGCATTAGTAGACCCGTCTTTATTCTTAGTATAGAAAGGCAGATCATTAGTACCATACTTTTCTATTTCTTCTGCAGTTGCATTTCTATAATTTCTGTCCTGTGTAGAACCTATTGTTTCCATTAAAGTATTAGCAACTTGCACCAGGGCTTCACCGTTAACTTTTTGTTTTACTAGTTTCTTGACTATTAATGCATTCATCATCTTCTCAATATCTTGAGCATTAAGAGATAATGATAAGTCTACACCTTTATTTAAAAACTCAAGTTCATGATCAGCTAATTCTTTACGTGATAACTCTCTATGTATAAAGTCTACTAGATTCTTTTTGTCACCAGATAATTTACCAGTTTTAGGATCTTGAGTCCATTGCATTTCTCTAAGTAGATCTTCTTGAGCTATATCTACTAGCTTTCTAATGGTACTTTCATAATCTTTTATAAGTTTAAAATATGGAGAAGCAGATTCTTTATCTTCTGTTGTGAACCAAGCCGTCATTCTTTCTATAGGCTTTTTAAGTTCAGGTCTAAAGTCAATAGGAACTCCATTCTCCATTAAACCATCTTCAACTAGTTTTCTAAACTGTGTTGAGAATATCACAGCACCTTTAGGCTCATCGTTTATTTCTAACTGATTTTTAAGATATTTAAGGAATATAATGTTCTTAGTAAAGAATGGTTTAGCAGGATCAAACTCATTATCAAAAGCTAGTTCTCTAGTACCTTCTTTATATATAGACTTAGTACCACTTTTAGATTCAGTTACAGTACCAATCTTAGAGCCGGACTGGAACGTTAAGTAATCTATTCCTTCTTGTACCATTCTATCATGTAGCAAGCCCATATTCTTATCAGCTATAACTGTAGGTATCATAGGAAATAATGAATACTTATGAAAAGCTGTTACAGGTAATCCTATTTTATTTAAATCTGTTTTTAAAGGACCCCAATACTGCGCTTTAATAACAGGAAATGTTTTTATTACTTCAGAAGGATCAGGACGCTCATTATTTATTATTCTTTCATATAAATCTTGTTGCACATCACTCCAGTTACCTTCTGCAATCTTAAGCCTTCTATATGCATCAAAAGTTATTAAACCTTGTGCATCAGCTTCATTCATTTCTCCTTGCTGGTAAGCTTTACCTATTTCTTGTAACTCTTGGTATACAGAGCCAATCTCATGATCACTTACAACTGCAGTATTCAGTTCATTAGTATAATTTCTAAGGGTAGTTAGTCCCAAACGCTCCTGGTTTTTACCTGCATATGTATTCTCTAGATCATTGCTAAGATACTCTTGCATTGCAAAATCAGTACGGTATACTCTACCAGTAGAACCTATACCAGCATTTCTTTTATGAAACTCTTCTTTTTCGTGTTTATACTGAGCAAGATCACCATAAAGTAGACTTATTGAATCTAAATGATGTAAAAAAGTATTTATAGTAACAGCAGCTACAACAGCTTTTTTAGCTGTTTCATTGTTCATACGTATTTTAGCATTATTACCTTTTCGTATAATATCACTAATAATATTATCTGACATAAATTCATTTACTTCACTAAATAGACCATTTACTTCTTCTATCTGATCTGTAAAATACTTCGTTGTTGCAGCTTGTAGTCTGCCACGTAATGCTGTATTTTCATTTAGTGCTTCAACTATATCTTGTTCTGATTCTATAATTTTTATAAGATCATCTTTTAATGGTTTATCTTTTATTATATCAGTAAATGTTACAAAGTTTTTACCTCTTTCTAAATATTTAAAATCAGTATCTTTTACTTTATCTTTTAGAGCTTTTCTTGCTATACGCATTCTTTTCATCTCTGCAACCATATGTGGTAACACAGCATCAAAAGCTTGTTTCATCGCAAACGTTTGATCATTATTACCAAACATGTAAGCAGGAACATAACTATCAGATAAGTTACTACTATTTAATAATGGACCAGTTAGACGTACACCAAAAGAAGTACCTTTATCAGCATGTCTAGTAAGCTCAGGATAATTATTATATCCTAAATGTATATCCATTATAAGCTTTGTAAACTCATCTGCTTTAGCAGTAGCAACACCTTCTTGTAATTTTTCTCCGTTTTCTTGTAATAATACACCACTTAAGTTAACTACTTCTAGTTGTATATCTTGTCCTAAGTATTGTCTTCTTTTACCAAAGCTAGGATTAAAGTTTTCATCTGCTGGATTTTTACTACCTGTTAAATCAAACATACTTTTCATCCACATAGAAGATTCAGCAAAAGGATTCTTAGTTACATCTAAATGTGCAAACTCTGGTTGAGCTATTAGAGTATTATAGTCAGCAGCATTGTTAATACCATTAACCATCATAGTCATAGTATTATTTAGCGTATGCTCAAACTGTGTATTACCTTCTGCATTTGTAACCATAAAGTTTGAGAATACATCAGAATACTTAGCTTCTAATATTTGTAATGCTTTATATCTACCAGATAAATCAGTTGTTATTTGTTTGTAGTTTCTAAGCTTAGGATTCTTAGAGTTTTGTAATTTTTTTAATGCATTTAAATAAGTTAAAGGAGCATATGTCCTTACATTATTTTTAAGTATATCTCTAATCTCTTGATTATCTGATAAAGTAAATCCAATATCATTAAAAAACTGCCATGGATTTTCATTAATATTACCTGAATTCCATTTTCTAGATATAGCATCTATGTCAAGATAGCTACCTTTGTTATCTTTCTTAATAAAGTTTTTAGCAGTAGGCATTCCGGCATCAAATTCTGCTTGCCATGATCTACCTACAGCATAGTCAGCGTTAAATGCCTCACCAATACTTTGATTATATGAAACATTTCCATCTTTATCAGTAACTCTATCAACAGTAACTTGTATTAAAGGAACTCTTGACATACCAAAAGTCTGATAAAAGTTAGACCACAGACTTAGTGATTGTAAATTATCAGTTTGTAGCGGGCCTAGTTTGTTTAATAAATCAGAGAATTGTGTAAAATCTGTAGCAGCTTCTTGTAACTTAATATACATTTCTTCAATAGAAGATACATTTTGTAAAGTTCTTGCTAACCTATTCCACATCTTAGAAAACTCTTCTGGCTCATTAATACCTAGATCATTTTTAACAACTTTACCTTTATTGTCTCTCTTATATACTTGCTTAAGTAGATATACAACTTCTGATTTAGCTAGTTCTTGCATTGATTGCTCATTACCAGCTTTGTCCCATTGTTTACCCATGAATGCTTCATCCTCATTCATACCTTCAAAGTCAAGTGTCTTAATCAGAGTACTATCCATAAATGTAGCAGACTTCTCTATATGCTTTGCAATAAGACCACTTCCGTTAATACCAGGCTGGTTCTTTTTACTATTTACATTGCTAAGATCACCAAAGTTTTTTTCAGCCCATTCAAGTAGATCTATTTGTTTTTTAAGAATTTCTTTTTGTACAACATTAGTTTCTGCATTGTATTCAATAAGCTTCTCTTTTTTAATAGTAGAAAGCCTAAAATTAGCATAGCGATAAGCATTTTCTAAAAACTTTTTATTCTTTGTAATAAGTGCTGTGTAAGCATAAGTACCTTTAGGATTACCATTAACATCTAATTGTATAGAAGCTTTTTCTTCTTGTAAAGCTCTTACTTGTTTTACGTCAGTTATTTTACCTGAAAGTAATTGATCAATCTCAGCTAGTCTATTTTGTTCTTTAACAGTAAGCTGAGAATTATTCATGTCAATAAACTCAGATATAAGTGAATCCATAGTATTAACCAGCTTCATTGTATTTTCATAGTTAAGCTGTTGGACACCATCATAACCCTCCATAGCTCTTACGCCACCTTTATCTAGTGCAGGAAAGCTCGCATTCTCAACATTAAAGTTATATTCAGTAATGTTACCTACTCTTAATTTTTCAAATATCTCTTCTATAAATACATCAGACTTTGCATCCAATGCTGTATCTACAGGAGACTTATAAGTAAATATTGCTTTTAATACGTCAAGTATTTTACGGAATAAAGATTTTTCTTTAGCAGTTACTTTCTTGGTACTTGGATTTAACATATAACCTCTAAACCTTTCTGCTAAGTATTCTTCTATTTGTAAATCAGAAGCATTTCTAAAAGATACTGTCTTACCAAAATGATCTGTAAACGTACCTTTTTTCTTTCTTGTTACATTGTATAGTTCTTGTCTTTGTACAGGTGTCATAAACACTTGTGAAAACGCATGCCAAGCTTCATGATATAGATCTGTGAAGTCAGATCCTTTATATAATGTAATACCAGCTAATGTCCATCTAGCTATAGAATTTTCATCACTATTAACTAAATCAAACATAGCTTCAAAAGGTACTTTATCACTTATAGGACTATTTTCATACCAAGCTTTAGCTTCTTGTATTTGCTTAATAGTCGCTTTAGCATTTCTGTTTTTCTGATCTAAACGTTTTTTATATCCATACTCACTATCAAGTAAACCTTGTATATAATCATCACTACTAGTAGGAGTTTTTTTATGATTATCTTGTACTTCTTTAGCTTCTACAGTTGTCTCTTTTTTTAATGTTTCACGCTTTTCATATTCCTGAGCATAAAGTTCTCTTTCACTCTCGTCAGTTATGTTAAACGTAAGATATGGATTCTGCTTTTGCAGTTTACCTTCTTTATTTAATTTATGTCCTATATAGAAATTATCTTTTACAAAATCTTTGTAGTTACGTTGTGTTGTAGATAGCACAGGGGTAGTTCCAGCAGTAGAGTTATCTATCTTTACTTCTTGCATAATTGAACCACGTACTCCTGGTTTCCAAGAATGTAATTTTAAAGATTCAATTGCATAATGTTTTTTAGTTTGTGGGTCTTGCCATATATCACCAAAATTACTTTTATTAGGATCTTTATAATCCTCATTAGTGACAACCTTTCTTCCATCTCTTACTAAAGCTTTTACTTGCCTTTCACTAAGAAATCTTACAGGTTTTTTTCTAGCAGTAAGAAATTCTCTTACTAATGGTCTAACAGCATCTCTTTGTTCTTGAGTATCTAAATTATATACTTTACCTCTTATATATAAAATAGATTTAGTAGTATCTTCA